TTGGTTCTAGAGTAACAGGAACTCCAGTTGTTACTGGTGGAGTTGTTACTGGTGTAACTCTCAACGGTAGTATTTACGATATTACAATGGCAACTTCAGGTTCTGGATATACTTCCGCACCTACAGTGACTTTAATTGGTGGCAGTGGAACTGGATTTGTTGGTTCTGCAATTATGAATGGAACATCTGTACAGAGAGTATACATAACTAACTCTGGCGATAACTTTACTTCTATTCCAACTGTAAGATTCGGAACATTATTCACTAATAATACTGCATACACAGTCGGACAACAGGTTTACTATTCAACTCGTCTTTACACTGTAACTACTGCAGGTACAAGTAGTTCTTCTACAAACCCAACTCATACAAGTGGCGCAGCATCCAACGGCACATGTATTTTGACATATGCTGGTTCACCAGCGACTGGAACAGCCAGCCTTAAGTATGGTGCTGGTTATTCTTCTCTACCATCAATCTCTTTCTCTCCTGTTAATGGAGGCGCAGGTGCTGCTGGATACTTTGCTGGTACAAAATCTGAAGCCAAGTTAATCCCAATATTAAATAATGGCCAGATTTATGGTGTTCAGATCGATGATGGTGGTGTCGGTTATACATACGCAAATTTGACTGTTACTGGTGATGGTACACTTGCAACTTTGACTGCAGATTTGTCTCCAGGAGATATCAATACTCTGCAAGCAAACACTGAACTATTGACACCTGATGGTCGTCTAATGGCGTATCCAATTATCTCTGGTGGTTATGGATATGGTTCAGCACCAACTGTTACTATTACTGGTGATGGTATTGGAGCATCTGCGATAGCAAATGTTCAAAATGGTGCTGTTAAGAAGATAACTGTTATTGATTATGGTACTGGTTATCGTTGGGCGAATGTCACGATAACAGGTGCTGGTTATGGCGCAAAAGCCAGAGCAGTTCGTGCTCCTTATGGTGGTCATGGTAAAGATCCAATTACTGGTATGTTCGCTAACACATTGATGTTCTATACTAACATCTCTAAAGATAAGAACCAAGGATTTGATGTAAACAATGACTTCCGTCAACTTGGTATTATTAAGAATCCTCGTCAATTCGGCTCTTATGGAAACCTTAAGAGTTCACTGGCGTCAGCTTGTTATGTTGTAACTGCTGCGATGAACACAGTCAATTTTACACAAGATATGGAAGTTAGACTTGGTTCACTTACTGGTCCAAGATTTAGAATTGTTGCATTGACATCTACATCTTGTCTACTGCAATCTGTAGATAATGCTGTTCCTACTGTTGGTGCTACATTCCTAAATTCTATAGCACAAACTTTTAGCGCAGCTGGAGTCACTCCTCCAACAGCAGATAAATATTCTGGTCACATACTGTTTATCGATAACAAACAAGCGTTTACGCCAACAGCTGACCAAACTGTTACCCTTAGAACTGTTATTAAATTCTAATAAATAATAGTAACTAACATAAAGAAGAAAAAGAATGATCGACTTTAACACCGAACCGTATAATGATGACTACGATGAGACTAAAAAGTTTTATCGAATCCTGTTTCGCCCTTCTTTTGCTGTTCAGGCACGTGAGTTAACTCAACTCCAAACGATCCTACAAAATCAAATCACTCGCCATGGCGACAACATCTTTAAACAAGGTGCGATGGTCGTTCCAGGACAGATTTCTGTAGAAACTGCAAGTACCAACTCTAAGGGTGCTGATTTCGTTAAACTTCAGGCATTGTATAATGGTGTAGCTGTTGCTACATTTATTGATTCATTACAAGGATTGGTTATTACAGGCAGTAGTGGTCTTAAAGCGCAAGTTATTGTTGCACAAAGAGCAGAAGAAACTGATCCAACAACTCTTTATGTTCGTTATCTAAATTCAGCCACTGATCCAACACAAAAAGTTTTTGCTAATAACGAAGTTATTCATACTGACACTGGATTATATTTCCAAGCACAATCAACTGCTGCAACAGGTAAGGGTTCTCTAGCAACTGTTGAGCGTGGTGTCTATTATGTTAATGGTCACTTTGTTCTTTGTGATACTCAATCTATCGTTCTTGACAAGTATAGCGCAACACCTTCTTATCGTGTTGGTCTCGATGTAACAGAAAGCATTATCACTCCAGAAGATGACGAAACTCTTTTGGACAATGCGCAGAACAGCTATAACTTTGCTGCTCCAGGTGCTCATCGCTATTATATGGAATTGACTCTTTCTAAAAGAGTATTAAATGATACATCTGATCAAGACTTCGTAGAACTTATTCGTGTTACTGATGGTGTTGTAGATACCATCGTTAAAGATACACAGTATAATGTAATTTACACTCAGATTGAATCTGAGTTACAAAGAAGAACATATGATACTAATGGTGATTATACAGTAAATGGATGGTCTATTGATGTTCGTGAAAACCGCAATAATAATCGTGGAACATGGACTCAAAACACAGCGTATCTAATTAATGATGTTGTTACATACGGTGGTAACACATATGTTGCGAAAAACAGCGCATCTTCTGTAACTACTCCTCCAACACACACTTCTGGTACTGCGTATGATGGTACTGGTAACAGTGGTGTTAACTGGCAGTATGACGCTAATCCAGTATACAATCGTGGTATTAACTTAAATGGTGATGAAGGTAGTCTTTCTATTGGCATTGAGCCAGGAAAGGCTTATGTCCAAGGTGCAGAGATTGAAAAAGTTGCTACAACATATATCACAGTTCCAAAAGCAAGAGATTACGATCAAGCAGTTAACTCTGTAATCTCACCAGTTGTTGGTAACTATGTTATCGTTACAAACCTTAACTACTTGCCACCAGTAGATACTGCTGCAGTAGTTAACATCTATGATGGTGTTACTGGATCTTCATATCGTGGTAATGCATCAGGGGTGCCAAGCGCAAACCTAATTGGTACGGCACGTGCTCGCTTTATTGAGTGGCACAACATTCTACCGTATGGATCTACTTCTCAATACAAACTAGGTCTGTTTGATATTCAGATGAAGTCAGGATATGACTTCAATAGAAGCGCAAAATCTTTCTACACAGTTGGGTCATCCGCAGCAACATCTTTCTCGGCTGATGTTCAACCAGTATTGTATAACCTTTCTGGTAACGTAACAGCGTCAGCTTCTACAACTTTAACAGGTGCAGGAACATCGTTCCAAACTGATCTTAAAGTTGGTGATTATATTCTTATCAATGATAGTAATTACAGAAGAGTTACAGCGATCGCTTCTCAGACTTCTCTAACAGTAGATAGTTCAATATCAGTTACTGCTGTTAAGTATCAATTAGTTACTACTGTCATCCAAGAAGCTACAGCAAATAGTTTGGTTTTCCCACTTGCTTATAGTTCTATTCGTTCTATGAGAACAGCAGGTAACAGTGGTGTTAATAATGTAAATTACACTGCATATGTTAAGTTTAATAGTGTAAATACTTCTACAACTACACTTGCATTAACAACATCAGGAACATTTGCTTCTGCAGCTGATAATGATAGTTATACAGTAGTTAGAGATTCTGATGGATCTGTTGTAAACATTACATCTTCTAATATCGTTGTTTCTGGTTCTAACGTAAGTATCACTGTTCCATCTTCTGGAACATACACTGTAGTTGCAGCTGTTATCAGAACTGGTTCTGGATTCGAAAAATCTAAGACATTAACACAAGCTACTGAAACATTTACTACTGCGACTGCTGCACAACAAGCATCGATTATATTAGATAAAGCAGACGTGTTCAGAATTGTAAGTATTAAGATGGCACCAACTATTGCGTTTGGTGGATCTCCAACATCTGTACAGTATACTCAAGATATTTCAGAACGCTATAAGTTTGATAACGGACAGCGTTTGACTCACTATGATTATGGTAGATTGAATCTATTACCATCTTATACTCAACCATCAAACCCAATTCAAGTTGTATATGAATATTTTGAACATGGGGCTGGTGACTACTTTGATGTTAACTCTTATAGTGGAATTGACTACAAGCAGATCTCTGCTAACTTAAGAGATTCTATCGATTTCCGTCCACGTGTTGCTAATAAGACAACTGGTAGTGGAGTGAAGAACTTTACAAGTACAGGTTCTTCTATGACATGTCTACCAAAACGTGGAGAATATGTCAAGTCAGATTACAGTTACTATTTGGCTAGAAAAGATAAAATTATTCTAGATCCTACTGGTAAGTTAGTTGATGTTTCTGGAGTTCCTTCAATCGTTCCAGGCGAACCAGCTGGAACAGCTGTTGGTATGGTTCTTTATAACTTGACTCTTGAACCATATACATTTGGTACTTCAACGAATAATGTGTTTGTTTCTAAAGTAGAAAACAAACGCTACACAATGCGTGACATTGGTAAACTAGAGTCTAGAATTAATAACCTAGAATACTACACATCATTGTCACTATTAGAATCAGAAACATCTACTCTAAAGATTCCAGATTCTACTGGTCTTGATAGAATGAAGAATGGTTTCGTTGTTGACAACTTCGGTAGCAGTGCTCTTGCAAATAGCAAATCTTCAGATTTTAAGTGCTCTATTGATATGGCAGCTAACGTATTACGTCCTGCGCATACAATGCACAACGTGGACTTGATAGAACAGGCAGCAACTAATTCTGCACGTTCCGCAGCAAATTATCAATTGACTGGTGATATTATTACATTACCATATACTACAAAAGCATTAATTAAGCAAGAATATGCTTCTAGACTAGAAAATGTAAACCCATTTGCAATTTATACATTCTTGGGTAATGTGCAAATCACCCCAGCATCAGATGACTGGTTTGATACTGCCAGAGCACCAGACTTCGTTCAACAGATCGAAGGTAACTATAATGCTCTAAAGAATATGGTAGACCTCAATAATGGTTGGCCAGTTTATGGTGCTTGGACTACAGAGTGGAATGGAATTCCTGAACACAAATTGTCTTATTCTACATTTGGTGTAAGTGGTGGTGCAACTAATCAATACGGTGCAGGTGGCGGTGGTGGCGCACGTAGAGATATCGTTGTTGAACAAACTACTGACACATGGTCACAGACTGGTGTTAAGTCTAGAACAGGAACTAAAACTGCTGTTGTCGCTAAAACTGATTACGAGACAGTTGGTGATAGAGTAGTATCAACTGCTATTGTTCCATATGTTCGTTCACGTTATATTTTGGTTCAGTCTAAAGGATTGAAGCCATCTACTAGATTCTATGCATATTTCAACGAAATTGATATTAATGCATATTGCACACCAACAACTAAACTTATCTACACACCAACAGGTGCGACTGAAACTCTAAAAGCAGCATCTCATAAACTATGGGATATCTCAACAAATGTTGGTGGATCTAGCACAGATACTAAGAGAAGAATTGGTACAGACGTCCAAGTCTGTTTGACACGTGGTGATGTTATTACTAAATCTGACAATTCTGCATCTGCTGTAGTTGTTGGTAAGTATACTATCGATAATGGTGATGGTACTACTTCTTACGTACTAGACCTAGTTAACTTGATTGGAACATTCAGTAGTGGAAACTCATTCAATGGTTCTATTAGTGGGCAGTCTGGAACTGTAGTTTCTATCACTACTAATACTACTTTAACGACAAATCAGGCTGGTGAGTTGAATTTCTTGTTCAACATACCTAATACAGAAGCCCTTCGTTTCCGTACAGGTAAGTCACAGTTAAAGTTGATTGACTCTTCTACATCTGATGGTAATTATACTTCTCGTGGTTTGGGTCAATATGAAGCAACTGGTACTTTACAAACTGTACAGTCTGTTGTAAATGCTGTTCGAAACGCTGAGATCGTTAAGGAACAGATTAACCCAACTCCAGGTGACCCAAATACATATGAGACTGTGTCACGAGGTGGTAGTAGCACTTCAAATAGAATTATTTCTGATACTGGTTGGTACGATCCACTTGCTCAGTCATTCTTGATTCAACAAAGAGGTGGTGCGTTCTTAACATCTCTAGACTTGTACTTCGCTACAAAAGATGCGTCAATTCCTGTATCTGTTCACATCCGTGAAATGGTTAATGGTTCACCAGGAAAGTACATCCTTCCATTCAGTAGTGTTACATTAAAACCAGAATCAGTTAATGCTCCTGTAGCTGGAACTACTCCAGAAGCGTCTGGATATGCTTCTGTTGCGTTACCAGATGGTAACTCTTATGCTGATTATAACACAGCTACTAGATTCACATTCGATTCACCTGTTTATGTACAGGATGGAGCAGAATACGCATTCGTTATCCAATCAGATTCAAATAACTACAAAGTTTGGATCTCTAATATGGGTGATGTAATCCCAGGAACTAGCAGAACTATTTCTGAACAGCCATACGCTGGTGTAATGTTCAAGTCTCAGAATGCTTCTACTTGGACTGCAGATCAAAATCAGGATATTAAATTTACTTTAAATCGTGCGGTATTTGCTACAAATACAGTTGGTGCGATTGTAATGGTAAACAACGTAACTCCATACGATCAACTATACTCTGATCCAATTCAAACTGTCGCTGGTTCTACAACTGTCCGTATTTGGCATCCAAACCATGGTATGTCTTCTGGATCTAGCGTTCAGTTGACTGGTTTAACTGCTGCAGTTAATGGAATTCCATTTGCTGAAATTAATGGAACTAAGATTATTTCTAATGTTGATGCACACTGCTATACTATAACAACTTCTACAGCAGCGACTTCTACTGGTTATGCTGGTGGAAACCTATTGAAAGCATCAAAGAACATCGCATATGACTTGATTAATCCTACTCTTCAGATGCAAACATTCTCTGAGACTAAGGGTAATTACTATATCAAAACAACTTCTGGAACTGCTCCAGATGGTGGACAAACACCATATGTTATGGATTCAGCTTATTCTCCAGTTTTGATTGGTGAAGACAATCTCTGGGATCAGCCAAGAATCGTTGTTTCTGAAGTTAATGAAAACACTTATATGAGTGGTTCTAAATCATTGATGTTGTTGGCTCAGATTTCTACAACAAATGATTCAGTTTCTCCAGTTATTGATACTGCTCGTTCTAGCGCAATTCTAGTTTCCAACAAACTGAATTATGCTACAGAATCTAATACTAACGTGGCTGCATTGGATACTAAACTAATGTTTGCAGGTTCTGCTGGAACTATCACTGGTGTTCCAAATACTGGCGTGTCAGTTAGCGTTGCTGGTGGTTCATATAACTATGCTATCACTGGAACTGCATTGAGTTTAAATGGCTCACAGTCCCTAACTGTTGGTACACAGTATTACTACGGCAATAGATTATACTTGTGTACTATTGCTGGTACTGGAAGCACTAGCGCACCTACTCACACTTATGGTGTAGCGACTAACGGAACTGCAACATTGCAATATGTTGGAAGCGCATCTTCTATAACTTCTACTAACTCTACTGTTAGAGGTTTGATGGCTGGTCTAGGAATCGGAAGATACATTATCACTGGTGGTTCTGCTAACACAGCCAATAACGGAACATGGTTAGTTACTGGTTATGGTGACGATGGCACTACAGGAACTGTTTATGTAGACTCTACTGTAGGCAATGTATTCACAGCTGAAACTGTGACTTCTTCTTCGATTTATGTTGCGGTTAAAGAAGCGTTTTATGATGAAATCGCCCCAGTCGGTGGAAGTTCATTATCTAAATATGTAACTACTCCGATTAAATTTGCTAACTCTTCTACTTACACTAGAATCAAGATTGGTGCTAACTGCCCTAACGAAGGTGATATTAAAGTGTACTACAAAACTTGCTTAGGTGATAGTTCTCAGCTAGATAACATAAGATACAGTCTTGCTGCAGCCGATGGTAATGGTCTCGTTAAAGTAGATAATGGAAATTACGCATTCTCTGATATAGATTACACTTTAACTAGTATGACTCCATTCGATACTATTGCTGTTAAGATTGTTATGCAGTCTACAAATACAGCAGCTACACCTATCGTTAAAGACTTCAGAGTTATTGCTTGCGCTTAATATGCAATATCTAAAGGTTGAGGGACATAATGGCTTGGTTAGAGATACCTCTACTGGAGCCATTATAAATACCAATAGAACAGAATACGAAGAGTATATGGCTAGAAAAAGAATAGCCGAGCAAAGGGAGTTAGAAATTTCTAAACATTCTGAAGACATAAATATACTGAAGAATGAGATGCAAGAAATAAAATCCTTGATTTTACAACTTCTGCACAAAAAAGATTGACTAAGGAAACTTAAATGCCAAATATTACAGCAGCGACTATTACGCTAAGATCTACCAAGGGTAGTCCTCTTACCAACACAGAAGTCGATAATAACTTTAATAACTTAAATACAGCTATTGCTACTGGTTTAACTGCAGCTAGTTATACTGCAGCAGATGTTCTTGCTAAACTTATTACCGTTGACGGATCTGGCTCTGGTTTAGACGCTGACTTACTAGATGGTTTAAACTCTGCCACTGCCAACACAGCTTCGACTATCGTTGCTCGTGATGCTTCTGGTAACTTCTCAGCTGGTACGATTACAGCTAACTTAACTGGTACAGCTTCTATTGCTGGTAGTTTGAACTACACAGTTACAGTTGGTGGTGGTGGTACTGGTTCTACTACTGCAGCAGGTGCCAGAACTAACTTAGGTTTGGTTATCGGTACTGATGTACAGGCATA